ATACTAAATAATCAGAAGGGTAATCTCTATACAACGCGTTACAACCAAATATAGTAGTTGACGGAGACCTTAGACTATTTAAATCTAATCCTTGTCTAGAAGGTCCGTTACCAATGATATTAGCTATTTTATAATCGGTCGCCATATCTCTCTCATATTAATTCTTAATTTTTCTCTTTCATATTCTATGAAAGGTTTTAACTTTGTTAATGTCTTTTTATTTTGAGGCCAAATGAATTGTTCTTGTATCATTTCATCATAGTCTTCAAATACACCAAACATTAAATCAAAAGCTATTAGTGTTTCAGCTGTTATATTCTTACCTAGATATTCTTTAAGTACAGGTGGGTGTTGTCCATTATTTACATCTAATACTTTATCGATTTCTTCATACTTATTTTGTAAGTATCTCATTTCTTCTGATATTGTATATGTCAATTTTTGTTTTCTTTTCTTAAACTCTTTGTAATTATCTACACATTCATTGTCTAGTAAACTTCTAACATAGTATTTCTTTTTAGATAGATTAGCTACTAAGAAATCTTTAAGTTCATCTCTATGTTCTCTAGCTAACTTAGCGAAGTGATACTTGTCACCTCTTTTTAGAAACGCTGGTAATTTTACAGGTACCTTTCCGTTGTACTTAAAGAAGTCATACGACTCCGTATTAAAATGATTATTGATAGCTAAGTACAAACAGTAAGCGTCAAATCCTTCACGACTTGTCATTAATACATTCTTTGTTTAGTTAGTGTATTGTTGTTTTGTTGATTGAGTCTTTCTCTACGAACAGCTTCTTTCTTTTTACGTTGTTTCTTCTGAGCTGGTTTTTCGTAATATTGTCTTTCTCTGAGTTCTTGAATAAGTCCCTTTCTCTCACATTTCTTTTTGAACTGTCTAAGTAGTACATCAAACGGAGGAGGTCCGTCATGTCTTTTTTTCTTAGTGAAATGTTTTCTTTGTTGATAAGGTTTTTGTTTTTGTGGTCTCATATTATATTGTATCTTATTTTATTATTGTATTTTATTATATCGGTAACTTCGCATTTGATTCATTCTTTAAAAATCTTAGATCAATAGCTTCAGCTTTTATCTTCTCTTTTAGAGGTGGTGTTATTAACCCTTTAACTGAGTCTGGTTCTAAATGATTAAGTTGACAAAAATGTATTATAGCATCTATGTAAGATAACTTTTTAGCTATCACCAATTCTTCAACTGAATTTGTAAACTTCTTTTTAGTTAAGATCATATATCTATTATAACAGCATTCGCTCAGTTGTCAAGTTTTGGTGTCATTGATTCTTCTGTTTGTTTCAATGCTCTTAATACACCGTATTGTCTTTCGTCAATACCATAGTTATTGTGAGATATAAAAAACAAACAATACAATACTAATGCTCTAGTCATTCGGTCCTTTGTTGTGTCCGATCATTGTATCAGGTTTCCAATTCTCTATAGCTTGTCTTATAGCATCTTCTGCTAAGACACTACAATGTAGTTTTATGGGAGGTAGTTGTAAAGCTTCAGCTATTTGTCTATCTGTAATCTGTTTAGCTTCATCTATTGTTTTACCTTTTAACATTTCTACAAACAAAGTTGATGATGCAATCGCTGAACCACAACCATACGTTTTGAACTTAACATCTTTAATAACATCACCTTCCATTTTCATATCTAATTTCATAACATCACCACAAGCTGGAGCTCCAACCATTCCTGATATTACATTAGGATCATTGTGATCGAATCTTCCGACTGAATGTTTCTCTGGGTTTTTGAGTACTGACTCAAATCTTTCTACTACTTCTTTACTATATGCCATTGTTACTTTTGTGTTAAATCTTTATTAATCTGATGAATGTAAGGTTATCATTGTTATAAATATAAGTGAAAATCATAATGATTTTCTTTATAACTATTTATAAACAAAGGATACTCCAATGAATATTAAACAATCATGGAGTAGACACGGCGAAGAAGTAAAGGCTTCCACAGCCTCTTTCGTTGAAATCATGTTTGTCACATTAGGTTGTTTTTCACCTATTCTGATAATCATGTTTACAATGTAAGTAAGTGGATTCATAATATAACTTAGGCACTACTCCTATAAACCAAATTCAGTTTTATACTGACTGCGAAGACTCAACAACTGGTCAATCCAGTTGTTTGGGTTTTCTACGAATAACTGTGCTTGTCCTGTTTCTTCTACAGAAACTATAGTCACAATTCTTTCTACATCAACTCCATATCTTTCTTCAAACATCTTAGCGTACGCTGTCTCTTGCATGAAATAATTCTTTATCTTACTAGGTGACTTAGCTTTAGTACTAGTCTTAAAATCGATTACAGATACCTTACCAGCGAACTCTGCTATACAGTCAACTCTACCAGCGATAGCTAAATCATCACTATACAATGAACCTTCTAACATATAGATATCTCCAATCTTATCAGTAAGTTCTTTAGTCTGATTGAACATCATTTTATCTAGAGGAGTAGCTTTCTTTAACTTCTCTGTAATGTCTAGATTGTTGATATAGTCTTCTTGCATGTAGTGATATCTTGAACCTCTACCAGCTGCTTGTGAAGATATCTTATCAGCGACTTCGGCACCTACTCTTTTTCTCCATTGAGCTACCCATTTAGCACTGTGCATACCTGTTACTGTAGTGACTGACGGATATTTGTTTCCATTAGGTGTTACATAATATCGTTTACCATTAATTGTTTCAGTTGGTAATGTTACTGATTCGTATCCTTCTAGATGATTAAATTTCATAATTTATTTTGGGTCCTTAGCCCTTTCTGCTTGTATCTTAGCGTGTTTTTTAATTACAGCTCGTGTCTTAGCTTCTTTACCAGTTAGTCTAACGTGATCGTCAGCTACTGTTCCCATAGGATGTCCTTCTCCCACTTTCTGTAATACTTCTTTGAATCCGTGATTATCAACATTAGTGTTCATACCACTACTTCTAACAATACCTGGAACTTTAGTATAGTGTTGTTTCATGTGAGGATTATCCTCTAACCATTTCTCTTTTCCAGAAATAGACATAAAGTGTTCTTCTACTTCATTCGTTTCTGTATTTAGAAAATCATAAGTTGGCATACTATTCCTTTAAAAATGTTTTTGATGAATCTAAAACATCTGGTATTTCATCCATCACTTGTTGTATTTTAATTTCTGTTTCTTTATTAACTCGATTTAGTTGACCAGTTAATTCTTGAATGAATTGTTTCTGTTGAATAACTTCTTCATTACTAGTTGACTTTTCAGATACCAATTCACCTATTCTTTGATGTGCGTCTCTAAGTTGAGATTGTAATTCTCGAACATTATCTTTAAGAATATCTATTTCTTTTTTCTTAGCTAGATCCATTTCTTTTTTGTCTCTACGAATTTTCTAACGATCTCTAGTTCTTCTGATTTAAAACCTTCTAAGTCTTTCGGACCATATAAAGTTCCAAATCTTACACACTTATTCGCTGTATCACAATGAGTAATCCAGTCTTCATCTGTCATTAGTGTTTTGTGTTGATTGTTGTCTGTGAATTTGAATATCTCTTGACCGACTCTAGTAAAGAATACCTCTACTGGTGACGGATCATAATATCCTTTCGGTTTTCCTAAATAAGCATTATCTACATTATCTTGTAAACCATTTAATATAACATCACTCGTCTTCATTATTTTTCCTTTTAAATTGTATAACATTATCTTTAACCAAATCTGTATTGTTATCTTTTACAGATTCTTCTTCTTTCAAATCATTGATTGATAAATCATTGATATCAAAATCTTCGGGCATTACCGTCGATACTGTGATCGGTAAACCCATATCACTATTTAATAACTCAGCTGGTATACTACCAGTTGTTGAATCTACTATGAGACTGTCTAGAGCTTTAGCGTTTCGAATATGACTATCTAACATTAAAGCGAACTGTACAGCTGTCTTATATATTTCATGTGTATCCCAATCAACTTCACGATAAATAGATTCATCATCTTCACCGAAAATTAATTGTACTTCTGATTCATTAGTTATTTTAATGAATACATCACCAATATTACCATGAACTAAAAATGAATTATCAGACATTATCCTTTGTCTCCTTTTCTTTTCTCATGTGAGTCATAAAACGATTGAATCCTGTATCATTAAGATACGGAACTTTAAGTCCATTAGGATCTTTATAGTAATTATTTCTCAAGTACTCTAACATATAGATTGAACCAGATTTTTCACCTAACTTATGTGATCTCCACATAGCTAGTCCAAGTAAAATTATATATGATGAGTATTCTATTATAGTTAATGTTTTCATAGTGTATCTAGTATAACAAAAGTGTACTAGTGGTTTCAAGTTTTTTGTGTGATTTTTTGTAGTCTGTCAATTTGTGATTGTATTATGGCTTTTCGATTGGGCCAATAGATGTATTCTTTATCTTCATTCTTCATTAAGTTCTGTAATAATGGTAGAATAAGTTTTTCACATTCAATCAATCGATCTTTATAATCTAATTCTTTATTAGAATCGATTGTTGATAAATTCTCTTTGTGATCATCAAGTTCATTTAACGATTTAGAAACGAGTTTAGAAAGTAAATCTAGTTTAGAATCTAGTTCTTCTATTTGAGCTGAGTTAGCTTGTCCAGCTGAAGACTTAGCGACAGCCTTAAGTTGTTCTGCTACTTCTTTTCCGACTGTAGCAGCTTCACCTGTCTTTGTTTTTAGTTCTTCTTGATCTACTGCTGTAAATCCGAAATCGTTATATTCACTCATGATACTTTAGTTACCCATTGAATCTTAATTCCTCTACGACTTAATTCGTTTCGAATTTTTTGTTTCACTTTGGGTTTTGTGTTATCCTTGTTAAGTTCTTCGAATAGTTCTTTTTGAGACATACATTTAATAAAATAATGTTCTGTAACTGGTTTACCTGTTTGTCTATCTCTGACTACTGCTGATGGTTTAAATTTTATTGGCATTCTTCTTATGATGTAAAAAGAAAGAGGGAAGTTAATCCCTCTAACTTATAAGCTTATGAATTAGAGTTATCTTCTTCTACGGGTTCTGCGTCAACTACTGGAGCTTCTACACCATCTGGTGCAGTCGCTTGTTCCGGTTGTTGTTCCTTCACCTCAGCAAGAAAAGATTCTCTCAGTCTTCCGACTCCAGCGAGTTCTTCACCCTTGAATGCACCTCTAGCTGAGCATACATCAATGATAGAAACAACACCGGCTAGGTCTTGAACTGTTAGTATTTTAGTTTCCATTTTTTTCTCCTGTTATTATATAAATGGTTATCATTACAAAAAAGTTGAGTAGACTAATTAAAGTCTACTCGACTTATATTAATTATCTCATGAGATCGCTATATGGTCAAGGAGATTTTTCCTTTTCATATATTGAACTCGTTTTCTTTGTGTCCTCCGTTGAAAATTGGTTGATGAAAGCTTCTTCTTCATGATATCTAAATATCACCTCCTTATTTTCAGTTTAACAAATCCCACATAATATATACCTTGTCGGGTAAACTCACCCACACTCATAATCTATGTTGGAAATCTGGACACACTCGTGGCTTTGGCTGGTACTTCACTATCCGTTTGTTTAGTGATAGGCGTTTGATACAGAGATAAATCTATCAACGCGTTACAACCAGAATCTTCTCCTGTACCTTCCCATTTAGAAGTACTAGAGTTCCACAAAAATTCTATTTGTTTATTTAACATAGGATCACGAACAACGGCGACTCCAAGTACTGGATCGTATCTTCTTACTTCACCAGCATGTTTCTTACTAGTAGTATCTGTATAAAAGATAACTCGTTCTTCGTCTGTTAATCCTAATTTATTTGTCATGTAAGTATTTATGACGTAGCTTTACTTTCTTTAGGCCAAACTTTAGGAAAAGCTTCAGCTACTAGAGCCTTAGTTAATCCTTTGTATGGTAGTCTTTTACCTACTATAGACATAAGTAATTTAGCTTCGTCTATATGAAGTGATCTAATCATATTGAGATAGATGTCTTCTCTCTTAGACTGTTTCATATCAGGTCCACCTTTGACTAGATATTGAAAGTTTCTATACGCTCTTATTAACCTATCATCAGCTGTGTCGATTGACGGAGCTGAATTGAATGAAGTCCCTGGAGGTAAATCTCCGTCTGGTACTAACCACTCTATGTTATTAGCATAAGCACCTCTAAGTATATACATGAAGTCTGCTCGACTCTCATATCTTTGTAAGAGTTCTATCTTTTCTTTTTTTGTTTTTAGTTTAGATGCTGCGTCTAGTATCTCAGCCGCTGAAGCATCATTAGTTAATCTTGAATAATCGATTGCCATTATTTAATCCACCTTTAATATTATCATATTATTATTTACTCGACCAGTAACTGAACTAGCCTTTGAGTTTATCTCACTCATACATTTATTTAGTACAATCGAACCTGCACCTAAAATACGATTAATGAAATGTTCTGTTTTCACACCAAGTTTTTTACTACTCGATATCTTAGAATCAAAATTCTGAATTGTAGTTCCCTTAACACTTAGTCCGGCTCGATCTAAAGTTACATATTGTATGATCTCGTTTGTCTTACTATTAAATAACCACAGTTGATTAGAACCTATGATCTTAGAAGGGTCAATCGACTTGACTTGATTCTCCGGATCATGATCTAAATAACTTAATTTTGAAACTTGTCTTGTAGCTGATATCGCTTTAGCTTTTCTTGGTTTACGAATTGGTTTATTGTTCTCAGCATATCTATCTGAATCTTGAATAATTTTATTAACAAAGTTTATGAAACCTCTTTTCTCTGTAATGTTCATAAACCCATAAGCTTCTTTTAATTGTGAATCATTACCTGTCAAAGCTTCTTCAACTTCTTCTTTCATTGATCTATACTCAGCAGGTATCTTAGACGCTACAGCTGATGAAACACTATTCTCTGTCAAGTACTTATACATATCAAACTTACTTTCTTCCCATATATCAATTTGATGATCAACTTCACCTAGAAGTTGTCCGACTTTATTATCGATATTTTCTTGAACTGTTTTTCTTTTCTTCTTGACGATTAAATCTTTATCTAAGTCTTCGGCTTTTAATTCTACAGCTTTCTTATTATACTTTCTAATTTCAGTATGTAAGTACGCTTGCCAACCAGCTGAACCTTTACCATAGAGTTTAACTAGTTTGTGATCAGGAAAATCTAATTTGTTTTCTAGTCCACGAATGATAGCTGCTATTGAACCAGGTATCCAAAGTTTTTTAAACTTAGACGCGTTTCTATATCCATGTTCTTTAGCGAACCCTATTATTACTTGATTAACTCTAGCTCTGTCATACATATAATTATACCAACCGAAGAATGAATGTAAAGAATGATTCTTTTCATTAAAGTATTCACCCATAGGTTCTTCACCCATATGTATATCATCTAAAGTTTTTCTAGACGCTTTTGTTGATCTTACGTTTTTCTTTTTATTAGCCATATTAATTATATATAATAGTTTTATTTTCCAATATGTTTAATTTCGTTTTTCGGTATAACTTGATACGAACCTTTGTTGTATCCAATAGCGACAGTAAAGTTCTTCGAAGCTTCTTTCTTGTACGAATCATCAGCGACCGAAGTATTTCCTTTCTGAGGTCCAGAGTAACTCGGATACTTTTCATTGTATTCTTTCATAGCTTCCATTCGCTGTCTACTTTCTATACTTTGTTTATATTCACCTTGTAAATGAGGAGCTACTACTTTTCTTTTCTTAGTAGTCCACGCTTTTGTTTTTCTTTTCTTACCACTCGGACCGTATCTCATTGACGATCCTAAATTCATCATACCCATTATTTATTCCTTCTATAAAATATATGATTATCTATTCTTGTTGTCTGTATCATTGAGTCAGCCCAATAAGGTGAAACACTATCGCTATGAT